GTGCGGTGCTACTTTGGCTGAATGGCAAAAGTAGGCAGACCAACCAAATACCGTAAAGAGATGGGACAGCGCGTCATTGAGATGATGCGTGAGGGCGCCAGTAAGCTGGAAGTGTGCGCTGATCTCGACATCAGCTATGACTCTTTCCTGCTCTACCAAGAGCGTCATCCAGAATTTTTCGAATCCGTAAAAAGAGGAGAGGATCTCTCCGAGGCGTGGTGGACACGGCTAGGGCGAGAGGGCGCAACGGGTGAGAACCAAGACGCTAATGCGACTTTCTTCATTTTCAATATGAAAAATCGCTTCGGCTGGTCGGACCGACGTGATGTTCACCAGACTGGTGACGTGAACATCACCGTCAGCACTGGGATTGATCGTGCTCCAGGCGACGACTAACAATGTGGATACCGGCTATCGGCCACATCGCTATCAGGGAGAGATCCATCGAAACCTGAAGCGGTTCTCGGTGCTGGTTTGCCATCGGCGTTTTGGCAAGACCTACCTAGCAATCAACGCGCTGATCGATGCGGCACTGCGCTTCCAGGGTAATGATGGGCGCTTCGGGTATGTCGCCCCTTATCTGAAACAAGCCAAGCAGGTGAGCTGGGATTACCTAAAACGCTTTGCATTGACCATCCCAGGCACCAAGGCCAATGAGTCTGAACTCTCCATCAATTTCCCAAACGGATGCCGTGTCCGGCTCTATGGGTCAGACAACGGAGAGGCGATGCGTGGACTCTATTTCGACGGTGTTGTTGCGGATGAGGTCGCTGACATGCGGCCTGAGACCTGGCCAGAGATTGTCCGTCCTGCATTGGCAGATCGTAAGGGGTGGTGTCTTTTCATCGGAACGCCGAAAGGCATGAACCAATTCCACGACCTCTACCAGCATGCGTTGAATGATGAGAACTGGTACTCAGGGATGTTTCGGGTTGATGAGACCGATGTGCTGGATGCCGATGAGTTGGAGCTGGCAAAGTCCACCATGACCGATAACCAGTACCGTCAGGAGTTCCTCTGTGACTTCGGTGCAAGCGTCGACAATGCGCTGATCACCATCGACAAGGTCTCTGATGCAGCGAAGCTGGTCCGCACTGAGGGTGACGTCGCCGGTTCACCGCGCATCCTCGGTGTGGATGTGGCGCGCTATGGTGATGACCGCAGTGTCATTCAGAAGCGCCAGGGGCTAGTGGCTTATGAGCCAACGGTCTTCCAAGATATCGACAACATGGCACTAGCGGGTCAGGTGGTGCAGACCATTACTGAGTGGAAACCTGACGCGGTCTTCATTGATGCAGGACGTGGGGAGGGGGTCATCGATCGTCTCCGTCAGCTCGGCTACTTCGTTACTGAGGTGAACTTCGGAGGCAAACCCACCAATCCTCGCTACCACAACAAGCGCAGTGAGATTTGGGATGGCATCCGCATCTGGCTTGATGAGGGCGGGGCGATACCTAACAACACGGAACTGAAGACAGACCTCTGCATCCCAACCTACAAGTTTGATGCAGGCAACCGGCTACAGCTTGAGACCAAAGACGAGATAAAGAAGCGCGGTATGCGATCCCCTGACCTGGGGGATGCATTGGCGCTGACCTTCGCCCATCCCGTTGCACCGAGAGGCATTGGCCTCAACGGCACACCGGTCGCAGGTGAGATGCAATCTGAGTATGACCCATTCAACTGACAGGAGATAACTATGTGCGTTTTCAGCACACCTAAACCACCAGCACCACCGCCACCTCCACCACCACCGAAGGAGGCGCCACGCCCTGCTGATCCTGCGACTAAGGCTGCACGTCAGACGATGCAGAAGCAGTTGTCACAGCAGCAGGGGCGTAAGTCTACGATCCTCACAGGTGCGAGAGGGGATCTCTCTGAGGCAACCACCGAGAAGAAGACACTGCTGGGGTCCTAATGTCTGAGTCTGTTCGTAGTCGATATAACCGCCGTTGGGGCGACATCAAGGATGAACGCTCTAGCTACTTTGGTCACTGGCAGGAGCTGTCTGAGTACATTCTTCCGCGCCGTGGCCGCTTCCTCACGTCTAAGCGAAACGATGGCTCGAAGAAGAACAAGAAGATTATCGACTCGACAGCAACGATGGCGGTGAGGACGCTGTCAGCGGGAATGATGTCAGGCATCACCTCTCCAGCCAGGCCCTGGTTTAGGCTGACGACTCAAGACCGTCAGATGATGGAGTCTGCTGAGGTCAAAAGCTGGATGTTTGAGGTTGAGAAGCGAATGATGGAGGTCTTCTCACGCTCCAATCTCTACAACTCGCTGCAAACAGTTTACGAAGAGATGTCCGTCTTTGGCACCGGCGCCATGCTGGTGCAGGAGGACTACAACGATGTGATCCGCTGCTACCCATTCACCGTGGGTGAGTATGGTCTAGCACTCTCTGATCGCCTCGATGTCGATACCTTCTATCGTGAGTTTCAGCTCACCGTGAACCAGGTGGTCGAGCAGTTTGGTATAGAGCAGTGCAGCGATGAGGTGGCTGCGATGTTCCGCAACGGGCAGTTGGATAAATGGGTGGAAATCATCCATCTGATCGAACCCAACAGCTCCCGTGACCCCTCAATGGCGGATAACAGCAATATGCCATTTACCTCTCGCTACTATGAGAAGGGCGGACGTGATGACCGCTTCCTGTCGGTGAGTGGCTATGAAGAGTTTCCGGTGATGGCCCCTCGTTGGCATGTCACTGGGGTAGATATCTACGGCCGATCACCAGCAATGGACGTGCTGGGAGACGTTAAGGCGCTGCAGATTGAGCAGAAGCGAAAGGCGCAGGGCGTCGACAAAATGGTCAATCCACCGATGCAGGCACCCTCTGCATTGAGAGGACAGACCGCGACAGTACTCCCTGGTGGGGTGACCTATGTGGACACAGCGCAGGGTAACCAGGGTGGTTTCCGTCCCGCCTATGAGGTGAATCCTCGACTGGGTGAACTGCAGCAGGACATCATCGAGACACAGGATCGCATCCGTCAGGGATTCTATGCAGACCTGTTCCAGATGCTGACCATGTCATCACGTCGGCAGATTACTGCCCGTGAGATCGATGAGCGCCATGAAGAGAAGTTATTGATGCTCGGCCCAGTGCTTGAGCGTCTCCACAATGAGCTGCTCGATCCTCTGATTGATCGCACCTTCAACATCATGGTCCGCAATGGGATGGTGCCGCCACCCCCTGAGGATCTCAGCGGTATGGAGATCAAGGTCGAGTACATCTCAGTGATGGCTCAGGCGCAGCGTGCAATCGGCACTGGGGCGATTGAGCGATTGGCTGGCTTTGTTGGCAACCTGGCAGCAGCGAAGCCGGAGGTGCTGGATAAGTTCGATGCCGATCAGTCAGTCGATGAGTATGCGGAGATGCTGGGTGTGCCACCTAAGGTCGTGGTGGCGGATGAAAATGTAGAAGAGATCCGTGCCCAGCGCGCCCAGCAGATGCAGCAACAGCAGATGATGGATCAGATGGGGCAGGGTGCCCAGGCGGCTAAGGTGCTATCCGAGGCCGACACCGGCAGTGAGAACTTGTTAGGTGATCTGCTTGGTGGGATGGGATGATAGACAATTCAGAAGGTATCAGGATTAATGCCAGACTTTTTTAGGGCATCATCACGATGTAGATCAATGAATTTACGACGTTCTTTGTTATCAATTTCTGCATATTCCCAGTAGTCCTCAAAATAATCAACGGTCAGAAGACTGCTAGATTTTGACACCCAATCTTTATCATCTTTCGCGTTTGATGAACAAATAACCTCTATACATCTACCTAATCCTTGTTTGCCGCCTATGTATTTTGGAACGGTGTATCCCTCACATAACCTAGTGGACTTTATCCAGGAAATGGGCGCTGAGTTTGGGATCACTGTGAGTGTTGGGTATTTACGTTTAATCTTATCGATAATCAGAAGATAGTCATCATAACAGCCAGGTAGCGTGCTTTTTGGCTTAGGTGGATAGGCGTCGCTTGCTCCAAATGATTTCACCTTGTGAGTAATCGGTGTGAATTTGATATGTTTAGAGGTCCAACTTTCTTTTGAGCCGGGTATTGAAAGTGCCCTCCATACGCCAATATCCATGGGGCGTAGACCTTCACGAGGTTTGAATCCTTGTGCTGAGACCTCTTCAGGGGTTGAGTCAAAAGACAACCCTAGCCCCTTAAAGATTACTTGTTGATGCTTTGGTTCTTGGATTGCATCAATCGGCTTGTCTGTTGTTCGCATCAATTTTACTGAATTACCTGTTGGCTGGCATGCTGTAAGAACGATTAGTAAGGATGCTGATAAGATGGTGTATGCTGGTAGTCTCATTATTTAGTGCCTCTCCTCACTCACCGCTTCATCATCCCACCAACCATTCTCCACAATAGCCTTGAAGCGTTCCTCCAACACTGAGTTGTACTTGGCGTAGAACACAGTCCCAGTCTTATCAATACGGCCGCGAAGTAGAGAGGTCTCAGGGTCGATATCGACCTCAGCGGTGAAGCCTTTGTGGTGGAGGGCAGTGCTTGTTGCCATAAGTTGATATTAGCACCA